TGCCATATTTGTGATGTTTTTTAGCCACCGGAGCCGCCTTGGTTCGCTCTGACCAAAAAGACCGACAGGATGCCGCCAAGAAGCGATACGACGACATCAAGCGTCGGACGGGTGAACGCTCACGCAAGGTCGGTGCAGCCGGTCGCGACATCGGCAGCATTCCGCCGGTGAAGGACGCCAAACGCCGCGACGCCTGCCGTGACTCCTTCCGCCAGTTCTGCGAGACGTACGGCGCTGAGTCGTTCCCTCTGGCGTGGTCTCCTGACCATCTGACGGCTATCGCCAAGATCGAAGCAGCCGTATTGCGTGGCGAACTGTTCGCCTTCGCCATGCCTCGCGGGTCGGGCAAGTCCACGCTTTCGATCTGGGCGTGCCTCTGGGCTTGTCTGTACGGGCACCGCTCATTCGTCATGCTCGTGGGCTCCGACCAGGAGATAGCCTGCCAGATGCTCGACACGCTCAAGAGTCACCTAGAGCAGAACGACTTGCTTGCCGAGGACTTCCCAGCGGCGTGCTATCCAGTGCGTGCGTTGGAAGGCATCACGGCTCGGGTGCGTGGGCAGACGTGCGAGGGCGAGCCTACCCACATGGGCTGGACGGCTGACAAGGTGACGCTGCCGTGGATCGGCAAAGCTGCGTCTGCTGGTGCCGCTGTGCGAGTCGCTGGCATCACTGGGCGTATTCGTGGCGTCAGCCACACTCGACCGGACGGCAAGACCATACGTCCTGACCTGTGCCTCATTGACGATCCACAGACTGACGAGTCTTCGGCATCGCCGTCGCAGGTGGCTACCCGTGAACGCATCCTTGCCGGTGCAATCCTCGGGCTGTCCGGTCCCGGCAAGAAGATCGCAGGGCTTGCCACCATCACCGTCATCCGCCCGGATGACCTGGCTGACCGGCTGCTTGACCGGATGCGACATCCGTCGTGGCAGGGAGAACGCACCAAGCTGGTCTACGAGTGGCCGACCGCTGATGAACTCTGGGGCCAGTACGCCGAGATGCGGCGCGAGGGCCAGCGTAGCGGCGAAGGGACCGCAGCCGCCGACGCTTTCTACGCTGCCAACCAAGCGGTGATGGATGCCGGCTCTCGAGTTGCGTGGCCCGAGCGGAAGCACGACGACGAACTCAGCGCCATTCAGCACGCATGGAATCTACGCATTGACCGTGGTGAGTCTGCGTTCCAAGCGGAATACCAAAACGCACCACTTGCCGACGACATATCGTCCGAGAAACTAGACAAGCGGTCGCTCGCCGCCAGGGCGTTGACGCTGCCGCGTGGCACGGTGCCGCTGGCACATCAGACGCTGACGGCGTTCATCGACGTTCAAGACAAACTGCTGTACTGGCTTGTCGCTTCGTGGGGCGAGTCGTTCGGCGGTCACGTCGTGGCCTACGGCACTTACCCTGACCAAGCCAGCACGTTCTTTGAGGCTAAGAACGCAAAGAAGACGTTGGCACTGGCAGCCAAGGGTGCAGGCTTTGAAGGTGCGTTGTCGGCTGGGCTTGAGTCGCTGACGCAAATCCTGCTGGGCAGGGATTGGCTGCGTGAAGACGGCGTCGAAATGCGAGTTCGTCAGGTGTGCGTCGATGCCAACTGGGGTCAGTCCACCGAGGTGGTGCGGACGTTCTGCCGGCGGTCCACGTTCACGGGCTCGCTGCTGCCGACTCACGGCAAAGGCATCGGTGCGTCGGGCGGCTCGCTCACCGAGAAGAAGGGGCGTGGCGAAAAGCTGGGTCTCAACTGGGTGATGCGTCAGACGGCGACGAACCAGCGATACGGCGTCTACGAAACGAACTTTTGGAAGACGTTCTCAGCTGCCCGGCTGCGACTGACGCTGGGTGATCCCGAGGCAATCACGCTTCACGCTGGTGATCACGACATGCTCATCGAGCATCTGACCAGCGAGTACCCGGTGAGGACTGAGGCTCGCGGGCGAGTGGTGGATGAATGGAAGTTGGACAACAGGCGAGAGAATCACTTCTGGGACTGCCTCGTTGGATCTGCCGTCGCGGCGTCGATTGCGGGCGTGCATCCAGTTGCGACAGAGGCGGGAGGCAGGCAGCGGAAGAAGGTGACAATCCCGACTGATGCCAGCGGGAAGAGAGTCATACAGGTGAAGAGGCTCGGGAAATGATTAGCGTCGTCAGCGTCGATGGGCTTGACCCTCGGGACTTGTTCGCCATTCGCTCGCGTCTGACGAAGCCAGACAGTGAGTTCCACCGGGAAGTCTCTGGCGTTCTTGAGGGCGAGTCGTCCAGCTGCACGCCGATTGCCGTCTGCCACATCGACGGCGCTCTTGTTGGCTGGGCCTGCTCGCACGTCTGGCGAGACACGACGACGCTTGAGATGTTCGTTGACCCTCGGCACCGGGCATCGTGCATGGCATTGGCACTGTCTGCGTCTCTGGTCATCCACGGAACTATCGACCGCAACAAGTCGCTCGCGGTGTTCGCTCCTGCCACTGCGGCGATTGCTCGAAAGCTGGGCGTGCTCAACGTGGTCGAGTACGAGCGGTCTGGCACGGACTGGGTCAAGGTCTAACGGCATACCCGGTCTGGAACGCACAGCGTTTCCCGTAGCGTTGCTCGCATGAGCGACGAACTGCGCGACAAAATCGCTGAGACTGCATCCGGCCCGAAGCGGGTGCGTACCGACGCAGGCGAGGTCGAGTCGCAGGACGTCGCCGCCATGATTGAGGCCGACAAGTATTTGTCTGCCAAGGCTGCGAGTGCCGGCACGAACAAGCGACGTGGTCTGCGGTTTAACAAGCTCCTGCCGCCGGGGACGATCTAACGTGGGCATGCTCGGCAACCTTTTCGCTCGGCAGAAGCCGCAGGCTGTGGCTGTGCCGCTTCGTGTCCGTGGCAAGTTTGACGTCGCCGAGAGCGGCGAGGATCGACGCCACTGGGCCAACGCTGATGCCTTCGCCGCCGACGCTGCACTGTCGCCGATGGTGCGACGGACCATGCGGAATCGGGCTCGCTACGAGAGACAGAACAACTCCTATCTCGCTGGCATGTCGGCCACGCTCGCCAACGATTTGGTCGGCACCGGCCCACGGCTACAGCTTCAATTCGGCGACGACGAGACCGCACGGATGGTTGAGCGTGCGTTCTTTGATTGGTCGTGGCAGATCGACTTGGCGTCGAAGCTGCGAACGATGCGTGAGGCTCTCGTGGTCGATGGCGAAGCGTTCGCCATGATGATCACCAACCCACGCATGCCTGGCGTGCAGCTTGACCTGCGACTCGTTGAGTCCGAGATGGTCGCCACGCCGACTGAGTTGATGGCTCAGAGCATCACGCCTGACGGCTCGACTGTTGACGGTCTTGAGTTCGACACGGTTGGCAACGTCACGGCGTACCAAGTGCTGAACTACCACCCTGGCAGCAACTTCCGCGTCAACACGCTGGAGTTTCAGCGGGTGCCGGCGTCGCAGATGGTGCATTGGTTCCGACCGCTGCGGCCTGGTCAACACCGTGGCATGCCAGAGGTGACACCGGCTCTGAAGCTGTTCGCACAACTGCGGCGATACACCGAGGCGGTGTGTGCTGCAGCCGAGACTGCTGCCGACTTCGCTGGCTTCCTTCGCACGAACTCGCCTGCCGCAGAGGTGGACGAGGTCGAGGCGTTTGCGGAAATGCCGATTGAGAAGCGGTCGATGGTCACGCTGCCAGACGGTTGGACTTTCGAGCAGTTAAAGGCAGAGCAGCCGACCAGCACTTACGCGATGTTCAAGCGGGAACTCATCGGCGAGATCGGGCGCTGCCTCGGGCTTCCCTTCAACGTATCTGCACTTGACTCGTCGTCCTACAACTACGCCTCGGGTCGCATGGATCATCAGGTCTACGCGACGACGCAGCGAATCATGCGTGACGATCTTGAGCGCAAGTTGCTTGACCGCGTGCTTGAGGCTTGGGTCAACGAAGCAACTCTGGCTGGCTACATGCCGGAAGGTGTTCCCGCCTTCTCTGAGTGGGATTGGTCTTGGCAGTGGGACGGCAAGGAACACGTTGACCCGAAAAAAGAGGCCGACGCTGCCGACACTCGGCTACGGAATCACACGACCACGCTGGCGGCAGAGTACGCCAAGCAAGGCAAGCAATGGGATGTCGAACTGCGTCAGCGTGCCGCCGAGGTGGCGCTGATGGATGAGCTCGGCTTGTTCGTGGACTTCACGCCGGAAGTGAACTACGGCGGCGCTCTCGATGAGAACGGCGACCCAGAGGACGAAGCATGAACACAATCAAACTTGATTCTGGCGTTGAGTTTCTGCAAGCCGCCGAAGGCGAGTCGGCACCGGCTGGCAAGCGGTTCCGCATCGTCGCCTACACCGGCGCTCCGATTCGTCAAGGCTGGAGCCGCGAGCCTGTCGTGATCGACATGGCTGGCATGCAGCTGCCGGCGACTGTGCCTGTGGTGCTCGGGCATGACTACACGCTCGGCAGCATCCTCGGCCAGGGTCGCCCGTTCATCGAGGCCGGGCAGTTGATCGTCGAGGGCGAGATCCTCGCTCAGAATCCCAACGCAGAGCAAGTCGCTGCACTCGCTGCCGCTGGCTACCAGTTCCAAGCGAGCGTCGGTGCTGACGTTCGCCGGCACCAGAAGATCGACGCCGAAGGCGTCACGCAAGTCAACGGGTCGGCTCATGTTGGGCCGGTTCGCATCGTCAAAGCCTCCGCGCTGCGGGAGGTTTCGTTCGTCACCTTGGGCGCTGATGCAGCTACCAGCGTCGCCATCGCGGCTGAAGCCGACGAGGAGTTTTCTATGGCGGACCACGCCAACCAGACGCCCACCGAAGAGCCCGTTGTGGCTGCGGTGGAAGCCACGGCGAGTGTCGCCGTGGAAGCCAAGCCCGAAGTCGATCACACCAGCGTGATTGCTGAACTCACCAAGAAAGTAGAGACCATGGAAAAGCTGATCGCGACCCGCGACGAGCGTCCTGCTGCTCCTGCCGTTCACATGGCACAGCCGACCGCTCGCACGCCCGAAGTCATTGAGGCTGCGTTCGCCCTCCAAGGCGGCCTGCCGAACGTCGAGAAGCAGTACGACGCCAAGACCCTCGAAGCCGCTGCGAAGATTCAGCGGACGACGTCGCTCGGCGAAGTGCTGCTTTCGGCTGCCGAGGAAGGCGGCTACACGGGCTCGCGTCGGATTTCCGCTGCGACCCTGCGTCCGATCCTTGCTGCTGCTTGGGCCACGCACAGCATCAGCGGCATTCTGTCGAGCACCGTCAACAAGTTCCTTCTCGCCGGTTTCAACGGCGTGGAGTCCTCGTGGCGGTCGATGTCGGCTGTCCGTAGCGTCAACGACTTCAAGGCGATCACGAGCTACCGGCTCAACGGCGGCTTCAAGTTTGAGAAGGTCGCCAACGGCGGCGAGCTCAAGAACGCTGGTGCAAGCGACGAGTCGCGGACGATCTCGGCGGACACCTACGGCATCATGACGAGCGTCACTCGCACTGACCTCATCAACGATGACCTCGGTGCTCTGACTGCGGTTCCGCAGCGGATCGGTCGTGGCGGTGCTCTGAAGCTCAACGATGTCTTCTGGGCTTCGTTCCAGGATGACTCGGCGTTCTTCACCACGGCTCGTGGCAACAAGAAGAACACGGCGGGTGCTCTGAGCCTGGCGAACCTCAAGGCGATTGCCACGATGTTCCGCAAGCTCAAGGACCCCGATGGCAACCCGGTTGCCGTCGAGCCCCGCGTGCTGCTGGTTCCCGCCGACATCGAGTTGGCGGCTGCCGAGATCATGGGCTCGTCGCTCTTGGTTGGCGGCTCGTCCGCTGGCCCGGATCGCAACGTGCTCGCCGGTCGTTACCAGGTCGTTTCGACCAGCTACCTGTCCAGCGCCGAGGACTACTACCTCCTCGCGTCGCCGGCTGATCTGCCGGTGATGGAAGTGGCGTTCTTGAACGGCGTGCAGAGCCCGATTGTTGAGACGGCGGAAGCCGACTTCAACATGCTCGGCGTGCAGATGCGTGGTTACTTTGACTTTGGCGTTTCCAAGGCTGAGTACCTCGCCGGCGTGAAGGCTGACGCTTCTTGATCTGAAGACAAACCGTGACCGCCGGGCGGGAGCCAGTTCCCGCCCGGCGGCATGATTCCCAACACTTCCTCACACTTCCAGAAAGCTAGGTGATCCTCATGGCTGATTACGTTCAGGCTGGCTGCCTCATCGACCACACGCCTTCGTCCGCTGTCGCGGTCGGTGGCGTGGTGGTGCTCAATGATCTCGTGTGCGTCGCTCCCGTGGCGATTGCTGCCAACGCTCTCGGCGTTGTTGCTGTCGATGGTGTCTGGTCGATGCCGAAGGCGGCTGCGGCGAGCAACAAGGCGATCAGCCAAGGTGCTCTCGTCTACTGGGACGCCACGGCTGGCAACATCACCACGACCTCCACGGACAACAAGCGTGCTGGCAAGGCTGCTAGGGCTGCCTCGACCACCGACACGACCGTGCATGTGATCCTCAACGTCGGCTGATCCAGTTCCGTCCCACCTGCAAGCCGCCGGCGGCAGCGTCCTCCTTTCCGCGCCGCCGGCGGTCTTGTAGTTCGAGGTGCCTATGTCCGACTTACTCGCCAGCGGTGCGTCTTGGCTCGCCGGCCAGTTGTCGGCGAGTGCGTCGCGGTCTGTCCGCTACTCTCGCGGTGCGGACTTTGGCACAGTGCTTGCCACTATCGGCAGCAGTCGCTTTGAGTCGCAAGGCACTAGCGGCGTCATCGAGCAGTGGGAGTCCCGAGACTTCATCATCAAGGCTGGCACGCTGCCCTTCGGCGAGCCGCTGCGGCACGACAAAATCATCGACACAGTCAACGGCATTGACATCACGTACGAAGTGACGAGCCCGCGTGGCGTTCCGGTGTTTCACTACGGTGACGCATTCCGCACGACGGTGCGAGTCCACACGATTGCCACTGCCGAGGCTTCGCAAGTCGCTCCGACGCTCAGGCGTCGCTTCTGGGGCTCGTTTGCTGCCACGACCATCACTGACGCTCAGATCGTCGCAAGCCTCGCTAATGACCTCGGAGGCTCTCGGGCACAGTCGCGGACAATCACTGCACAAACTGCGTATATCTACGTCGTTCTTCCGACGAGCTTTGGCGTACCGACGTTTGCCGTCAGCGGTCTGACGACGTCCGCCTGGGAGACGACGCAGCGGACGATCACGTTCGCTGGGCAGTCAGCGTTGTCCTACGGCATCTATCGCTCAACGTATCCGATCACCGGCACCGTCAATCTGGTGGTCTCATGACGCAGATCCGAGGCACCAACGTACTCGCGCCGGTCGTGCCGTTCGACACGACCGACACGCACGCCACGCATGAGGCACGGTACGGAAAGGGTGGCTTCCGCAGCGTTGCAGATACGGCAGAGCGTGACGCTATTCCGCAGCTGCGGCGTGAGGCGGGGATGCTGGTTCTGACGCTGTCAGACGGCAAGTTCTGGCGGCTTGCCAGTGATCTCGCTGCGTGGTCTGAGATTAGCCTTGCTGGCCCGCAGGGACCGCAAGGCGTGCCTGGCGTTGCTGGCGTGGCGGGGCCGCAGGGTATCCCCGGAGTGGCCGGTGCAGCGGGCGCAAAGGGTGATCGCGGCGACACTGGTCCGCAGGGAATCCCCGGCGTGGCGGGGGCTGTTGGCCCGGCGGGGCCAGCGGGCGTCGCTGGCGTTGCTGGTCCGCAGGGGATTCCCGGTGTCGCTGGTGCGAAGGGCGACGCTGGCGAACGCGGTCCAGCCGGCCCGGCGGGTGAGGCTGGCGTGCAAGGCATCCAAGGCGTCGCGGGTCCAGCCGGTGCAGTTGGTGCGCAGGGACCGCAGGGCATTCAAGGACCGCCGGGCGTGGCAGGCCAGAAGGGCGACACTGGCGATGTGGGTCCGCAAGGCATCCAAGGCATTCAAGGCGTTGCCGGTGCTACGGGTGCGAAAGGTGATCGAGGCGATGTAGGACCACAGGGACCAGCCGGTCCGGCTGGCGTTGCCGGTGCCACTGGTCCGCAAGGTCCAGCCGGTCCTGCTGGCGTCCTTGACGACGCGACGATTGACGGCGGCACGTTTGGGTCATAGCCGGTCATTTGTTGGCTTTTCGCCATGACAATGCCAACCACGAGGAGTCGATGAAATGCCTACCGTATCGCAGCTGCCGGGAGACCTGACCGTTGAGTTCGTGGTCGGAGACGAACTCAACTTCACGCTCGATCTGGACATCGACGTCACCTCGTACACGTTCTCCGCTGGCGTCTACGTCGTCAGCACGAATGGCTTTTTCGGTGGTGGCGGCGGCACCATCAACGCTGTTGGTGCGACTGCAATCACGCCGACGATCACGGTTGTCAATGCTGCCGCCGGCACGCTTTCTTGGGGTGCGAGCGAGGCTCAGACGGTAACGCTGTCGCCTGCCATCAAGTACCGGCACTTCGTTCGCTACGTGACGCCTGCTGGCGTGACTCGTACGGTCGTCAGCGGTGACTTTATCCCGAAGGCACCATGAGCGAAATCAACGTCACAGTCACGAACGCTGGTGCCGCGAAAGTCGCCGTCTCTGGCGGCTCGACTGTCAACGCAACTGTTGGCAATGGCGGTGCCGTCAACGTGTCTACCGGCACGATCTCGCCTGGCAATGCAACGGTCGTCTCTGGCACGCTAGCCATTAACAGCGTGACGACGCTCGCCGCTGGCTCGCAGGCGTACGTCAAGAACGACACCGGCACCGCATTCGCTGCGAAGCTCGACATCGGCATCCCGGCTGGGCCTGCAACCAACGTAACTGTCGGCAAGGTGACGACGCTTGCCGCTGGCAGCAGTGCGACTGTAACCGGCACGGCGGACGGCGGAAGCCTTTCGCTGGCGTTTGGCATTCCTGCCGGTGCTGCTGGAAGCAACGGAACAAACGGCACGACGCCGACAATCACCGTCAGTGCCACTACGCTCGCCGCTGGCAGTGCTGCCACCGTGACGGCCACGCCGAGCGACGGCGGGGCCAAGGTCGACCTGGCGTTCGGCCTTCCTCGCGGTGCTGACGGTGCCGACGGTGCTGGCGGCGGTGCGTCGCTCTCAAACACCACGCCATCGGCTCTCGGCACAGCGGCGGCGGGCACGAGCACGACGGCCAGCCGTAGCGACCACGTCCACGCTGTGCCGGTCATCAGCTATGCGAACCTGACCAACGTGCCCAGCACGTTTGCTCCATCGACGCACACGCACACGGCCAGCCAGATCACGGACCTGTCATCGTCTGTGGCGACGTCGGTCGCAGGCCGCACGGGCGACATCGTCATCAGCACAACCGACATCGACGGTCTGACTGACGCCCTGGCTAGCGTCAACGTAGACACCATCGACGGCGGCGACTACGTCGGCGTCGTCGTGGAGCCGACGCCGACCATCACGATCACGGCGCAGCCTGCCAGCCGGAGCACGAGCGTCAACGCTGTAAACGAGGTGGCGTCTACGCTGCCGAGCGGAACGTGGGGCGCGGTGTCGCGTGCCAACGATAAATGGTTTGTGTCAGGTAATCAGAACACGCAGGCCGACTACATTGCGACGAGTGATGATGGCGTGACGTGGACGCGAAAGACCGGGCTACCGAGCGCGGGGCTGTGGTCCGCTGTGCAATACGCCAACGGCGTCTACGCCACGCAGTCGGGCAACACCGTGGCCTACTCGTCCGACCTGACGAATTGGTCAGCGTCAACGATCAGCTTCAGCCGTGGCAGCGTGTTTGCGGCTGGCGGCAAGTTCGTAAGGGCAACGCAGACCGGACTGTTTTTCTCGAACGACGCGGCGACGTGGACGCAGGCTGCTACGTTCTCGTCTCAGTCTGGCGAAATGACGTTTGGATACTCCGACGGCAAGTGGTTTTCGTTCGACTACAACCAAGGCATGCGAGTCAGCACTGACGGCGCAACGTGGTCGGCAATAGGCACGGGCAGCAACGGCAGACGAATTGAAAACGTAGTGACGTTTGGCGGCAAGCAATACATCGGCCAGTACAACGGTGGTGGTGCGACGTACAGCAGCGGAACATGGGGCGGCACGTCGTTTTCGGGCCAATACGGAAATGCTTATGGCTGCCAGTTTGCGACTGACGGCAGCGTGATCGTGGCATACAGCTACGTTGGGAAGATTTTCAGCAGCACCAACGGCACGACGTTTGTGGAGCGAACGCTGCCGATCTCGCTGATAACAGGCAAGCGCGGTCATCTTCTGCACGCCAACGGCAAGTTCGTGCTGGTGATGGCGCAGGAAATCACGAGCGGAGGCAGCTTCATTCCCACAAACCCGGGCACGATCTACTTCACGTCGTCGAATGGCGTGGACTGGACGCAGGCCACGCGGGCTTATCCCAGTTACGGTAGCTCGTTCGTGTTGTGGAGCGACGGGTATTACGCCAGCCAGAGCGGCGGAGCGTTTTCCTATCTGCAAATCGGCTCGGCCACTGCCGTGGCAGCGTTTACTGTCTCGGGATTCTTCTCCGGCAACACGATTACCTACCAGTGGCAAGTATCCACTGACGCAGGCTCTACGTGGGCCAACGTCTCCGGTGCGACGTCGCCGACGCTCTCGCTGTCTGGTCTGACCGCCGCTGACAACGGCAAACGCTACCGGTGCGTCCTGTCGGCCACGGGCGCGTCGAGCGTGACCACAAACTCTGCAACCCTCACGGTGACCTGACATGCCAAGCAAGATCAAGCCAAAGCGCAGCTACACCGCCAACGCCGTGCCGACGACGAGCGACTTGGACGCCAACGAGCTGGCGATCAACTGGACGGACGGCATCGCGTACACCAAGAATGCCGCAGGCAACATTGTCAGCATCACGCTCGGCGGAAGCGGTGGCGGCGGTGGTGGCGACGATGCACGCTGGGACTACTTCAAACCCGCTGCCCCCACGGGCGTGACGGCCACGGCTACCAACGCACAAGCGGTTGTCTCGTGGACGGCCCCGGCAATCGTAGTGCCACCCGTGACCGACTACTCGGTGCAGTTCAGCATCAACGGCGGCACCAACTGGACTACGGCGACCGACACGGTGTCTACGGCGACGAGTGCGACGATCACGGGACTGACCAACGGCACGGCCCACGTGTTCCGAGTGGCAGGAATCAACGGGATCGGCACGGGGCCGTATAGCACCCAGAGTGCTGCGGTGACGCCAACGGCGGGCGATCCGCTGTTCAGCAGCGTTGCTCTCTTGCTGCACATGGACGGCACCGGCAACACGTTTGTTGACTCCTCGCCGCTGCCGAAAAATATCACGGCAGTCGGCAACGCTACGCAGTCCACGGCGCAAAGTAAGTTTGGGGGAAAATCTGCGGCGTTTGACGGCAGTGGCGATTATTTGACGATTCCGCAAATTGCGTTTGGCACTGGCGACTTTGTCTTAGAGTGCTGGCTGTATTTCAATTCGATCAGCGGCCAATATACAGGCATTTACGACGGCAGGCCCGGCGTCAACGGTGCTTACCCGGCACTGGTCCTGAACGGAAGCAACATCTCTTGGTATGTGGGCAATGCTTTTGAAATCACAGGCAGCAGCCTTAGCACAGGCCAGTGGTATCACGTTGCCGTAGCGAGAGCGTCGGGTAGCACTCGCATGTATATCGACGGAACGCAAGTAGGCTCAACGTATTCGGATTCGACAAACTACGCATCGTCGGCAACTACGTTCATAGGCAACGGGTCTGGCGGATTCGTTATGAACGGGTTCATCGACGAACTCAGAATCACCGTTGGGTCGTCTCGCGGAATGACCGGCTCCACCATCACCGTCCCCGCAGCAGCGTTCCCTGACTCATGAAACCACTCATCGAATTCCTCCTCTGCGGCTGCATCGGCACCTACTGCGTCATGCGATGTGCAGCCCTCATGCCCCGCGTGATCGCAGAAGCCCACGCCGTGGTGCGGATGGCGGTGGAACGGCGGCGTGAGATCGAGCAACTCGAGGAGGGAGTGCAGTGAGCAGCGTCCTACGCACTATCGCTGACAGCCTCGCTACCGGCTTGCAGTCGGTGACGTGGGGCATTCCTTCCACCACTGTCGAGCGTCGCAACTGGGCGAACATTGACGTAGACGCCATGAGCGTGCCGAGGGTGTTCGTCGTTCCCGGCAATGCAGACGTGACACGCATCAGCCGCCAGGTAATGCAGGTCGATTACACCGTCACAGTGTTTGTTGGGCGTCACGTCACGACTGACGCCGAGGTTGACGGCATGCTCGATCTCGCCGACAGCGTCATGCTCTACGTGCGTGCTCATTCGTTCGGTCCTGCGGTAACGTGGCCGGCTGGCGTCACGAGTCCGCAGACGGTCAGCATCGACTTGAATCCTGACGATGCACTGACTGAGCGGAACGTCTGGCGTGCGGTCATCACGGCGTCATACAGGGTGTTTGAGACGAACGTGCTGCCCGCGTAGGAGGCTGCTATGCCGTCGATGATTTCTGGCATGAGCCGGGCATTCATCCGCCCCGGCATGATCGGCGGCAATCGCCGTGAGATGTCGGCGGATACGCTTGGAAGGCTCAAGCTGCGGGCGACGATCCGTGGAAACTTCTTTGATAGGCCGAAGGTCGCTCGGATGATTGGCAAGATGAATGCCAAGGTGTTGTCCAACCTTGGGCTCAATATCAAGAACGCTGCAAAGGCTGGCATCGGTCGAGGGATGGGCAAGATCAGCGGCGCAGCGATGCGTCGTGCTGGTCGTGGCAGGCCGGTGGAGTTCGTCGGCGGACTGTACCTCGACATCACGGCTTACGGGTCTGGAACGCCTCGGGCTGCCGGCCAGCCGATTAAGTCGTGGGCACCTAAGAAATGGTTCTACTACGACATCAAAGACTACTTTGATCCAGCAAGGATGACTGCCGTCATCGGCACGGAAAAAACGAAGCCGTGGCTGGCACAGCTGCACCAATTCGGCGGCACGGTCAAGCAAACGGCTTGGCGGATCGGCGTCGGGGCTGCACGGAATGCCTACCTGCGGAAGCGTGGAAACGGAAGGCAGGGACGGGACGAGAGAGGGCGATACACGAACGCATTGCCGCAGAGAAACCAGTACGAATACGGTGCTCTTCAGTGGGTTATTGATAAGGGTGGGTTCCGCTACAGCCGCAACTGGGAGAAGACGACGATCACCCGAATGGCACGCTATCCGGCCCGCCCGTACATGCAGGGCTCCAAGCGAGTAGACGAAGCCGTCCGCAAGGCTAACGAGAAATGGCGGAACATGTTGGCGAGAAACTAGCCACGGCACACCCGGTCTAGATTCCGCCTTGCTGCCCATACCGTGAGCGAACCAGCCGCACCGCTGGCACTCGCACACGAGAGGGCACCAAATGCCAATTGGCTCAGTTGAAATCACGCTCGGACGAGACGTCACCATCACGGGCGTTACGAACGCTCGGTCATGCACCGTGACAAACTCTGCCAGCGACGTGGACGTCACCAAGTTCGGCGACACTTCACGCAAGTTCCGCAAGGCTCTCATTGAGCAGACGATTGAGCTTGAATGCGTTGACGTCCCCGGCGTCACGGTCGGCGGCACGTTCACGGTCGGCGGCACGCAGACCGGCAACGCCACCTACGTCTGCACCAACATTGCCCAGAGCCAGCCGCTCGACGGCATTATCACCTTCACGGTCAGCGGATCTCGCACGGTCAGCGCCTAACCACTCACCCAGGAACCTGCTTACATGGCTATCACACTCGGCAGAGACGCAGCATCCGCCCCTCCGTTTGGCGAGGGCATCATCTCGGCGACGTTCACCGAGGAATGCGAAACGATTGACATCTCGAACCGCTCCAACGTCGGCGGCACTGCTGGTGCTCCTGGCCGCAGGGTCAGTCGTGCTGGCTTCGTGACGAAGACTTGGGAAATCGAGTGCCACGATCCCGATGGACTCATCGCTTCGCTGACCGCTGCCGGCACCGCTGGCTCGTTCTCGATCATGAGTGTGTCGGAAAACATCGGCGTTGACGGAGCAGTCACCTACAACGTGACCGCCAAGGAGTTCTGATGGCGATCACGCTGGGGAAAGACTGCGCCATCGTTCTCGATGGTGGCTTTATCGCCAGCGCTCGCAACGTGACGCTGACTGAGTCGGCACGCACTATCGACGTCAACCCATACGGCAGTCGCTACGCGGCAACCTACAACACTGGCTACGACTGCACCGTGAGCGTTGAGCTCAACGATGTCGCTGGTCTCGGCACAGCGTTTGAGCGGATGCACACGGGCGGCACGTTCACGGTGCAAGGCGGTGCTGCTGGATTTTCGTTCCTCGCCGTGATGACCGGAATCAGTGAGACAGACCCGGTGGATGGCGTGGCGACGTTCACGCTTGAAGGAAAGATGACCGACCCGAGGCTTGTGAGGTAGCAGATGCGTGAGTTCCGTGATGACCAAGGCAGACCGTGGCAAGTGGCGTTGACCGTCGCTTCGGCTTTGCGTGTCCGCGATAACGTCACCGTTGACGTCGTGGACGAGGAGACCGGTGAGCGGAAGGCTGTGCCGTTTGACATGGTCGATGCCGCCAACATCTCGCAGACGTTCCAAGTGCTGCGAAGCCAATACGCGAAGATCGGCGAGATCCTTTACGCACTGCTCACCAAGCAAGTCGAGACGAAGGGACTGTCGCGAGAAGATTTCCTTGACGGTCTGCGTGGGGATTCGCTGGACGCTGCGACGAAAGCACTGGAGCAAGAGCTTGTCGATTTTTTCCCGCAGCGCCTCCGCAAGATGATCGGGCTTCTCGCGTCCAAGATGGACGAAGTGCAAAACGAGATGCTCGGCAGAGCGGAGGCGGGACTAGAGAAGGCGACGGTGGAGAGTCTGGCAGGAGCGTCTGGGATGCAGTCTGGGAAGCCGCAGGAATCCTCGGAGTCCATCCCGGCAAGTGGACCGTCAGACAACTCTTCGCCGCTCGCGACAGCCGCCTAGAGCACGATTGGTGGCACACGGCAAACATCCTCGCACAGCAAGCCAACATCAACCGAGACAAGAGCTCGCCGAAGGCAGACCCTCGCAAGCTCAATCCGTACGCAAAGAAAACGAAGCCGCGACAGGCGACGCCCGATGACCTAAAACGCCTTTTTGGGCAAGATTGGCAGAAACACGTATGAGCGCGGGAGCAGTCAGAGCCGGCGGCGTGTTTGTCGAGATCGGTGCCGACCCGAGGAAGTTTTTCTCGGCACTGACCAAGGTCAATAAGTCGCTCGGTAACATGGGCCGCTCGCTCTCGTCGGGTGGCGGGCGACTCGCAGCTGCTGGCATTGGCATGGCGGCACCTATTGCCGCTGCCGTGCAGCAGGGTGCTGCCTTTGAATCCACGTTGCTCAACATTCGGGCGAGCACGGGTGCGACATCGGCGCAGATTGACCAGATCAAAGCGTCGTCGATGGACATGTCAAAGGCTCTCGGCGTCGGGCCTACCGAGGCGGCTCAAGGAATGCTCGAGCTGCTGAAGGCTGGCATGTCGCTCGATAGCGTCCTCGGCGGTGCTGGTCAGACAGCGTTGGAGTTCGCCAAGGTCGGCGAGATGGACGTTGCCCAGGCGGCTGTGGTGATGTCGGACGCCATGAACGTTTTCAAGGTGTCGTCTGACGTCGCTGCCAATGCGTTGTCATCGGCGGCGGATGCGTCGAGCACCTCAATCGCTCAGATGTCGGAAGCGTTCTCGATGTCGTCTGCCGTCGCCGGCTTGGCGGGACAGAGCATTGAGGACTTGTCGGCGACGCTGGCGATCCTCGCCAACAACGGCGTGAAGGGCAGCGACGCAGGCACTAGCGTCAAGACAATGCTGATGCGTCTGATGGCACCGGCAGACGATGCCGTTGGTGCTCTTGACCAACTCGGGCTATCGGTCGCCTCGTTCCGTGGTGCTGACGGTCAGATGAAACCGATGGTGGACATCATCGGAACGCTCAATCAAGCGATGGGCGGGCTAGACCAGACAGCGAAAGACGATCTATTCCGCCGCATCTTCGGTGCTGACGCCATTCGTGCCGCGTCGATCCTGGCGACGACCGGTGTGGACGGATTCAACGGCATGCGTGAAGCGATGGCATCCGCTCTGCCAGTTGGCGAGAAGTACAAGCTGCTCATGAGCGGTCTGGCTGGCTCTGCTGCCAAGGTGTTCGCAGCGTTGCAGCGGATGGCTATCGCCGTGTCTGACGCTGTGGCACCGGCTCTCGCCAGCGTCGGCCCGTTCATCACGGGCTTCATCGACGGGCTGGCAAAGTTGGCGACTGAAAACAAGGAAGCCATCCTTTTGTTTGCTCAAGTCGCCGCCGCAGCCATTGGCATCGGTGCCGCAATGGCGACTGTCGGGTATGCGTTGCAGGCGTTGAGCGGCTCAATCGGTCTTGTCTTGAAGGGCTTCGGTCTCTTTTCTGCCCTTGCTAGCCCGGTGCTGCTGGTTGCGGCTGGCATCGGTGCGGCGGTCTTTGCTCTCTATAAGTTCAAGGACCAGATCGGTGCGGCCCTCGGCCCGGTGGCTCCGCTAGTCCAACAGGCGGCAGGAGCCATCGGCGAGGGTTTCGGCTCTGCCGTATCTGACGGCATGGTGGTGCTCAATGACTTGGCAGCCACCGCCACGACCACCTTCAACGGCGTATACGAAGCCGTCGCTGCCGGCGACCTGTCCGGTGCGATGGACGTCCTCTGGGCTGGGCTTGTCGCTGGCTGGCTGCGTGGGACTGAAGCGTTGATGTCCTACGTTGATCCGTGGGTAGCAGCGTTTCAAGACGTGTTCACGGACATCGGCTCAGGCATCTACATCGCATGGGATTCCATCTACACGAACTCTAAGTCCATCTTGAACACGATGGGCGCGTACATCCTTGGGTTTTTCGACAACATCACCAACGGCGTGATGAACACTTTCGACACGCTTGTGCAGAACATTCAGATTGCATGGGCACGGGCGCAGGGTTTTGTTACGGGTGCGAAGGACACAGAACAACGCATTCAGGCAATCAAGGACAAGACGGCGCTGGACAAGGAAAAGCGGGAGCAGGAAAATCCCGGCATTGAGGGGCGGACGGCAAAGGCAGAGCAGGAAAACAAAGACGCAGAACAGGATCGCAAGGACAGAGAGCAAGCAATCCGAGACGACGCACAGGCGACGAAGGACGGCAGACAGGCAGAGAATCAGAGGCGAGCCGCAGACCGTCGTGCTGCCACGCAGGCAGCGGAGCAGAATCTCGCCGGCGTCGTGTCTGGAAAAGACGAAGGGCGAAAAGATGCAGCCACGGCGGCAGAGCTAATGAAGTCCCTTGGTTCTGCATCGTCGCTTGATGACATCACGAATATCGGCGCAAGCATTGATGCACTGGTTGAGCGTGGCAACATAAGCAACGAGATGCAGTCAAAGCTGATGGACAGCTACTACGCAGCCTTCTCTCGAGTCAATGTCGCAAGTGCGGCGTCGTCTCCGTCCGAGCAGGCGGCTACAGCCAACGCCGGTGCCGCTGGTGCTGATGCTGCCACAAGCAAGGCGGAAATCGCCGGCACGTTCTCCAGCGTCAACCTCGGCGGCATGGGATTCGGCTCGTCGCTCGCTGAACGCACAGCGAAGGCTGCGGAAGACACTGCCAAGGGCGTTGGTCAGCTTGTGCAACAAGGCGCAGTAGGAGTAGCAGCGTAATGTCACTCGTTTGGGTAGAAGACGGCGACTCACGGCAGGCGACGATTGTCCGCCGTGGCCGAAAGGCAGCGTCAACAATGACGAAGAGCTACAAGCTCTTTGGCACTGCCAACGACGTCGAGGTTCACGCTGCCGTCAACCAGCAGATCAGCAGCGTCGGGTACGGCTGGCAGTATCCCGGCGTCGCCGATGCACAGCTGTGGGCAGAGAGCTACTCGATTTCCTTCTTGGGCGATAACGCCTGGCAAGTCACGATCAACTACGAGAAGACGGGAGCCGAGCCGTCAACGCCCGACCCGATGAAGCGGGCGAGGTCGTTTGACACAACCGGCGGCACGCAGCACATCACGCAAGCGTGCTCGGTAGGATCTGGCGGCACGCTTGACTTTGAGAAGCGGTTCCCGTCATCCGCGACAAACATGAGCGGTGCCATTGGCGTTGACTCCAACGGCGTCAACGGCGTGGACATTGTCGTTCCACAGCTGCAATGGCAGGAGCAGTACGACGTTCCCAATGCGTACGTGACGGCTGCGTACGTGCGAGGTGTTGCCGGCATCACTGGCACCACGAACAACGCCAGCTTCCGAGGCTTTGATGCTGGCGAGGTTCTTTTCGTCGGCTGCTCGGGATCGCAAGAGTGGGACAACGAAAAGGGGAGCGGCCCGTGGTCGCTGTCGTTTCGCTTTGTGGCGTCAAAGAACGTAACCGGGCAGACCATTGGCAGCATCAGCGGCATTGAGAAAAAAGGCCACGAGTACCTGTGGGTGCGGTACGAGGATGCCGTGTCAAGCAACACGCTGCTCAAGCAGCCGAAAGCCGTCTACGTGTCCAAGGTATACAAAGACTCTGACTTCTCACTCCTTGGGCTTGGCACGGGGTACACCTGATGCCACGCCCAGACGGACGCCTAGAGCCGGGCCAGCCGCTACGCGGTGCCATCTCGGCACGGGCGTGGAACCGGGCGCAGGACGCTGCTGACGTGGTGCTCGGTGCATACGCTGGCACGGAAGGCGGTGCTCCCGGCTCGCCTGTGCTGAAGCCCTATACGTGGGCGTACTGCAAGCCTTCTGTGACCGTCGCACGCTGGGGCGTGCTTGCCATAACTGGCATGGAGATCACGCCCACGTCGTCGTCAGGCGGTGCTACAGCGTCTTTCGAGGAGATGCCTGTCTTGCAGGGTGGCACGCCGTCCGCGACGACGACGGCATGGTGCGTGGCCGTGGAGCCGATTGAGAGCGGCAAGATCGGCAGGGTAGCGGTTGGCGGGGTGGTGCAGTGCAAGGTGGAGGTAGACAAGGCTGACGACAGGTTCGTTGCTTGCAAGGCGTCGGCGGCGGAACTGAAGACCGGCGTCAAAGGCGAAGGGCTGATTCTCTGGAAGGAAGGCGGCACGGGTGCAGGCAAGTGGGCACTCGTGCGACTTGGCACCACGGCGACGACTGAGCTCGATGTCGTGACCGGCGTGACGCTTGAATCGGGTGGTATCAAGATCACTAAGGAAACCGTCTACGTCATCGGCAAGAAAGACCCGAAGCCAGCCGACACGACGATTTCCACCACGGCTTGCACATGACACTCGCCACCAAAAACGGCTCGTTGATCGTCAAGGACGGCAAGCTCGCAGAGGACTGCGGGTGCTGCGGTGGGTGGTATTGCTATCCAGCCTTTGGGTCGTGTTGCAGTGGTGGTCCTGTTTCTGTCGTATTCTCGTTGAGCGGATATCTTGAATGTTCTCTGTCCGGTTCGCGGCTTACGTTTGCGGCAGAATCGCAAACAGCGTTACCTGATGATTCATCTCCAGCTTGGTCGCATCAGGTGATAAGACCGGCCACGAGTTCAACTGACGGAAGGACTGCGAGGCTAAGGCTTGGTGAATCCAGTTCTGCGATGCAGTTCACTATGATTGACGCAGGGATACTGCCCGCAATGGCACTGGAGTGCGGTGGCACATCATCGCAAGGCTTTTTTGTGCCAGTTACGACGCAGGCTACCGAGTCGCACCCATGCGCTGATGTGGAGAGCGCCCTGCGTAGGTGGGACTGGATTATCGGCAAGTCGTATTCAACCTACACGCCGTCAGGCGATGACCTATACGCTAGGTTTTGTAAGATCGACATCACGGGAGTTGTGTACTAGCACCGCCAACACATGCCCTGCCGACAAGTCTCCACATTTAACGGCACCACTGGCTCCGGCAAAACCGGAGGCGGCGGCCACGCCACCGAGGCCGAGTGCAACGAAGCCTGCCGGGAAGGCGCGTGCTGCGAGGGCACTTCGTGCAGCGTCAAGCCAGCGTGTCAGTGCCAGGGCGATGAGCAAAAGTTTCGAGGCATTGGCACCACGTGCACGGTGGGCGCATGCGAGCTTTGTTCATCAAATGGCATCCCAAAATCGGGCTCTGGCGTTGAAATATGCTACTGCTATTGCACTGCGAATGGTGGCACTGTGCCGAGATTCATCAACGTCACGTTTTCGTATAGGTACGAAACAAACTACGAGGCGTGCAATGCCTCAAACCAGCAAACGGTCACGCTAACAAGAAGGCAGCAGAGCATATACCTGAACTCATCTAGCTTTGGCGGCGTCGTGCAATGCTATTCTTATTTTTTCCAAAACAGCGACTTTGAGTTCAACGTAGGTGTGGCATTGAACGACGCCCCCGGCGAGTCAATTGCCACTCAGTTCAAGGTGTACGGCCCAGCGTGCCTGCCGTTTGCCGCTCCAAGGAACCGAATAACTGTGACCGGCGGCAGGGAGTTTTTCCTTTCTAGGCTAACGACTGGCAACGGAATTGGGGCAGGAGTTTGTTTTTCGCGTTTTGCTGGATCAACTAGCTCTGGTGATGGGGCCATTTCCGCACAGGGAATATCGCCAAACTTGAGCGGAACATTTTCCTACACTCTGACAATCAATGGCTTCCAGTAGTTCTCTCATGTGCGTCTGCGATCCAGCCACAAAACGCTGCACGGCCTGCGGCGTCGAGGACTTCTTCTGCGGCTCTGCACGTGCGTGCCCAGCACCATCGGAATTGCCGCAGCCTGTCGCCCCACCCACCCACGGCCCCGGCACCGAGCTAAAGAAACTTCTCGCCAAGGTCGGCATTACCGCCAGCCCCGACTGCTCCTGCAACGCTCGCGCCGCCGAGATGGACCGCCAGGGCGTCGAGTGGTGCGAGGCCAATCTCGACACCATCGTGGGCTGGCTCCGCGAACAGGCCGAGGCTCGCGGTCTGCCATTCCTCGACATTGCCGGGCGGCTGCTCGTGCGGCGGGCGATTGCCAACGCCAGGCGTAACGCTTGACAGTCCTGCCATTCTCAAGGCATGGGACGCGCCAAAGCCAAGCCACCAGCCGAAGCGGTGATCCTGCCGCCAGAGCTTGACGAGGACGACGAAGAGTGTGCCGGCGGTGGCATTCCAGATGATGACGGCTGGATTCATCTCAAAGGAAAGGATGCCGAGAGTGAAGACGAAAAGCCGAAGCAGCCTGCGAGACGACGTGCGAAAGGCAGTAAGTGACTCTCGCCACGGTCCTGCGACGTGGTACGAGCGGCTGGCACCCGAGCACCGCGAGGAACTGGACGCCATCAAAGCCGATTGGGTGGCTGGCGAGTTAGGCAAGCGGAAGAAAACCGTGGCGAGGGCGCTCGCTGAGAACATGCGTGTCCGTGGTATCTCCGACGTCGGCATGCAGGGGGTGATTGCATGGCTCGAAAAAGTCTGAGAGCTGACGTTGCCCGAGACGTCGCCAAGGACAGCGTCGGCAAGGCTGCTGCCGCCAACCCTGACACAGAGCAGGTGACGCAGTCGCAGTCAGGCGACGTGCTTGAGGCACGCTCAACGTCCAAGCGAATCAAGACAGTTGACGACTTGCTGAAGCACATCGAGGCGGACATGAGCCGCTTTGAGATTGCAGCCAGCGAGGCGACTAAGTGGGAATGCGGCGACGGCGACGGCGGCAGCATTGAACTGCATCGCGTGTTCGTCAGGCTCAAGCCCAAGGGCGGGCCGACGACTCGCGAGGTTGTGCAGGCGATGATTGACGCCGCCCGCAAGGACATCCGAAAGCCTCTGCCCAAGTCTGTCAAAGCGGCAAAGCGTGACGCACCGTGGCAAGTGCTCGTCATTGCCGATCCGCACTTCGGGAAATACGCATGGGGCAAGACGACCGGCGGCGATGACTACGACCTCGACATCGCCGCTCGCCTGGTGGGCGACACGGGCACGCAGCTGCTTGCGACCGGCGACGCACACAAGCCAGCGAGACGCACTATTGCCTTCGTTGGCGATCTCTTCCACTACGACCGACCGGACGGCAGTACCACAAGTGGTACACCGCTAGAGCGTGACGGGCGGCTTCAGAAGATGATTGAAGTTGGCTGCGACACGCTCTTGTCTCTGGTGCATCAGTCCGCCGAGACGGTGCCAACCGACGTCGTGATCGTCAACGGCAACCACGACGAGGTGCTGTCGTGGACGTTTCAGCGAATCATGCAAGAACGCTTTCGCGGGTCTAAGTCTGTGACGGTCAAGGCAGACTTCACCGGACGGCAGTACCTCACGCACGGGCGGAACCTTTTGGGCTTCGCTCACGGACATCGAGCAAAGAAGAAACTGCCACAGATCATGGCACTGGAAGCGTCGAGCCAGTGGAGCGAGTGCCCATACCGTGAGTGGCACACAGGTCACTTCCACTCACAAGCTGCGGAATGGCAGCGACCGATTGAGACGCTTGACGGCGTGATCGTCAGAACCGCACCGGCTCTCTGTCCGCCAGACGATTGGCACAGCGTCAACGGATTCATCGGCTCTCGGCAAGCGATGGAGACGTTTCTGTACGACCCTGCTGGCGGCTTGTCGTCAATGCACGTTGCAGGAGTGAAGGCTTGACGTATGTCATACGACTTAACTGACGAGTACATCGCCGAAGCACGCCAGCGAGCGTATCGCTACCAAGGGCAATGGACCGGCACAGCAGGATCACTGGCGGCAGACGTCGCCAGACTTCTCATCGAAAGGAAACGCATGCAAGGACACATCACGGACATTGAGAACACGAACGCACAACTCCGAGCCGCTGTGGAAACTCGCATGGCTGGCGGCTGCTGCGACGGCGGCAAGTGCCAGCCGGCCGACGACGCACCCGAGCGGTGGAAGGTGGCGGCACAGGCCAGCGCCGAGAAGTACGCCGCCGAGCGAGACGAGCAGATCCCGGTGGATTGGATTCTCCAGGGACAGAAGGAGATGGACGCGGCACCGGACGACATCCGGTGGACGGGTGACAGCATCCTCGCGTCGCCGCCTGACGGACTGCGAGAGGAACCGACAGCGAGCACGCCCGCCGAGCGGCTGCTGCTGGAAGCACTCGCCGTGATTCGTGATCGTCGCCCAAAGTACGGCGGGCCACGGCATCACTTCCGACGCACCATCGGGATGATCAACGCCGCTTTCGCCGACGTGCTGAAGCGTCCGCTCACTGAAAGCGATTGGGCAATCTTCATGACCTTTGACAAGGTGGCACGGTTCCTCGGGCCAAATAAGACAGCAGACGGGCCGATTGACCTCGCTGGCTACGCAGCCTGCCTCGCCGAGTGCGAGTCGGCAGAGCCGGTCTAGTTTGCCACCCGCCCCACCTAGTCTGGCGGCATGGCAGACCAACAGCCGACCGCCGTCGTCATCGACGCAAACGTCATGCAGTTCCTCGCCGACTCTCGTCGTGCGGCGGCTGACGGTCTGACTTGGCAGGAGTTCGGCGGGCTGATGACGGCGCTGTGCCGACTGTGCATCGAGACGCTTGACCGTGTGAAGACGTTGAGCGGACCAGAGAAGAAGGCAATTGCTCTTGTGGCTGTCGCCTCACTGTTCGACGCCGTGGCTGGTCAATGCGTGCCGCTTATGGCGTGGCCCGCTTGGGCAATCCTGCGTCCCGCACTGCGTGCGTTCGTGCTGGCACTCGCCAGCGGTGCGATTGAGTCCATGATCCCTATGGTGAGGTCGTCAACGTGATCACAGCCTTGCTCGTGGCTTTCGCCGTGTATGTCCTCGCCGGTCAGCAGATCACCGAGAAGGTGAAGGCGTTCATCGCTACGGCGAAGATGCCGACCATCGACGGGAAGCATGTTGCAGCGATCGCCCTGGTGGTGGCTGCTGCGATTGCGTTCATGCCGAGCAAGACAGCGCCGACGCCGCAGCCCGTGCCAGTGCCGCCGGATGCGTTCACGCTCAAGGGCAAGTTCATCGGAGAGCGGGCCGCATCCGACGCCATCATCATGTCCGAGTTGTGTGCATCCCTCGCAGATTGCATTGAGTACGACGGGCAGCACGACCAGCGTCTGAAGACCGGCGTGGCGTTCGATGAGCTACGCATTGCCGCCCGTGAGATGCGATGCCGTGGCGAGAGCATCGGTGCTCGCCAGCCGCAAGTGCGAGACGCCGTACACAAGTTTCTTGACGACTCTGTGGGCTCGTCTGGCGGTCCCGTGACGCCCGAGAGCAGAGCTGCGTGGGTGTCTGCACTCCGTGACCTGTCGAGGGCTGCCGCCGATGTCACGCGCTGACCGCTGGTCACTGTCTGCTGTGTCGTTCGTCATCGTTATGGCGATTCTCGGCGTGCTCGTTGAGCGTGCCACTCGCCGCACGGCTGACGCCATTGACGCACGGTTTGGATACACGCCCGATCCTGTGGGAACTCGACAGTTTCTCGCCACTCTCGGTGACGAGAAGTATTTTTTCCAAGCGGGTGCCGAGGCGATGAAGGAAGCCAAAGGCGTCGATACGTTTTTGTATCGCCAACTGGATGCCGCACATCAAGCACGGTACGGCAAGCCGTTCGTCGTTGGCAGGCAACTCATCGGTGATTGCACGTCGTGGGGAGGGATGCACGCCGTGGCGGTCGCCGATGCCGTCTCGTGGTCGCTTGGCAAACTCCCAGAGCCGCCGCTGCTGCCGGCTACCGAGCCGCTGTACGGTGGCGCTCGCGTCGAAGCCCGAGGAAAGCCGGGTGACGGTGCCCAGCCATACGGCGGATTCTCCGATGGTGCCACAGGGTTCGGCGTTGCCAAGTTCCTCCGAGAGTATGGCGTGGTCTATCGCCAGAAGTATCCGACCGTTGACCTGACTGAGTATTCCGGCGAGCGTGCCAAGCAATACGGTGCCTACGGCTGCGGCGGCCAAGGCGACAACGGCAGGCTAGATGCCGAGGCGAAGAAGCACCCGCTGCGTCATGTGGTCGCCGTTCGCTCTTGGGCGGAATTGGCGGCGGCGCTGGAGAGCGGCTATCCCGCAACTCTCGCGTCTTCCCAAGGCTTTCAGTCTGTCCGCAACAAGGACGGCATTGCAGAAGCATCCGGCACATGGATGCACCAACAAGTAGCGATTGCGATCCGCCACAAAAAGAACGGCTCGCCTGACGACTTGGTGCTGATCTTGAATTCGTGGGGGCCAAACTGGATTGCAGGCCCGAAGGTTCCGGCAGACATGCCAGACGGCTCTTACTGGGCACGTCGCTCTGTCGTTGAGACTCGGATGCTCGAAGACGCTTGGGCTATCGGCGACACGGACGGATTCAAATACCGGGACATCCACCACGGCAACTGGCTCGCCCCTGCACCACCCGAGACGCAGGCTCGCCGACCGTCGCCCGCTCGCCTCATCGCTGACGTCTATCACCTCGGACTCTAGGAGTTCCCTATGTCGCTCGTCATGTGGCTCATCTTCGGTGCCATCGTCGGTGGTATCGCCAAGTGGCTGATGCCGGGACGCTGTCCCGAGGGATGGGTGCCGACCATCGGCCTTGGCATCATCGGCTCGCTCGCCGGCGGCCTGCCGTTTGGTGACGCACCTGCCGGGCTCATTGGCAGCGTCATCGGTGCCTGCGTCGTCATGTTCCTCTATTCGATCTGGAGCGTAGACCGATGACCAAGCGTGAGATTCAGACAGCCGTCGTCGTCGGCCTGGTGGCGGTGATGCTCACTTGGTGGGCAGCGACATCGGATTACTCGCCGGTTAAGCCCGAGCCAGCCCGCCCGGTCCTGCGATTCGTTCAGCGTCTCGCACGGCTAGGACTCTGGGTGATGGCGTTTGCCGAGCCGCCACCGGCAGAGCAGGCATACGTGGTACACGCTCGCGTTGACGAGCACGGGCACCGAGTCCTCAATCACGGACAGGGATGGTGACGCATGTGGGAATGGCTACTTGCAGTATTGGCTAGCGTTTCGGCTGACCAAACGCAAATGGACTTAGAGGCTCCTAGAGCCTCTGCGGCAGTTTCGGCGGCATATTCCACCACGGCGACAGAGAAGGCTCCAGAGCCCACGCCAGAGCCTCCCAAGCCCGGCTGCTGCACTGAGTGCGGCGGTCGCGGCTACATCGTTCATGGAGACGGGCACCGGACTGCGTGCCCGTGCCCAGCGTCGTGCAAGTGCAAAAGCCCGACCGGCGCGGTGCTCACGCCTGCTGCACCTGCTCGGCCTGCGGGCGGGAGGTGACGGTGAGCACCGCGCCGGCTGGGATGCTGGCGCACTTGCGTGGCCGGCTCAGAGCAGAGATTGGCCCGCGAGCCGTGCAGGCTGGGCGTGCGTTTGACGAGTTCGTAGACGCCATCTGCCGCTGCTGGAACGCAGAGCACTGGACAAAGCTGGCACGGACGCAGCCCGAGTCGCAGATGCTTGCGGTGATGGACGCCAAGGTGCTGATCTGCAAGGTGCGTGAGGACGTCGAGGCGATGTGGGGCGATTCGCCGGAACTGCGGACGCTCTACGCTGACGTCGGGCGTGAGGCTGTCGAGGTGTTCGCTCGGCTCTGGTTCGAGAGCATGGCAAACCGGACGTGGATGCGTCAGGCATGCCGGGAAGCCCGGCGAACTTGACGCCCGTGCAACACTC